TACGTTCTGCACGACGTTCCTTTTGTTTTTCAATTCGCCTTTTACCTAATTCTGCTTCAGCTGCAAAATACGGATTCCTTTCAGGATCAAACGCATAGGTAATATCAAATGGTGCTGGCGAACGAGTTGGATCAATCTTTTCGCCTTCAAAATTAAACGTACCAGTGTAAGGTTGATTTAACAAACCTGCAGTAGCTTGATCGCGCCGCGCTGCTTCATAATCAGACCGTTGCTGCTGGATGCGGTTGGCTTCGCCATAGGCAGCAAGAACTGATAAAGGAGTATACTCTTTAAAAATCTGTGAAGGTGGGGTTTTGACTTCCTGAACTTGCGGCTGTTGACTGCCTTTAGCCATCGCTCTACTTGAACTTAACCTCTATACTCACTCTATCTGAAACAAACCTATACAGGTGGGGGACCAGCTGGAAGCCGCCGATGGCCAACAAGGCAATCAAGATCAGCTCAGCGTAAGTAATGGGGCGACGCATTCGTGTAGTCCTTTTACAGAGGATTTTAAAGACTTGCTCAAAGCAATGTCAACTAAAACGATGTTATCACTAATGTCAACCCAACAGAAAAACTTCGCAAACTCTTTATGGGAAGCCTCTAACTTTGGAGGTAGGCCTAAACCAGGGGATTATAAAGACCTGGAGCCAAAGCGTGACTACTACGAACTGGTTTTAATGATGGATCATCAACGCCAGTGGGAAGAGCGTATGCGCTATTGCAAACAAGCAAAAAATGGTTAGGCTATAGAAAATAATGACTATTGATGAGCTATCGTTTTACGGATCTAGACATTAGTTTAGTTACCGTTGAGAACTACCACGAGGTTTTAAAAGCTTCATTGGCAGCTCAAGTGCAACCGTTCATACCTCCTGAAGGTTCATTTGAAACCCTGGACCTTCAGCGTTATCTGGAACTTGTAAAGAGTTACGAGGTAACAAGTACAGATTTAATTCATGGATTGTCGCTAGCGGATCAGATCCGTATTACGTTTAGTGACATGAAAGCAGCCACAATCTGTGAGAAGTTTCCCGATATTGACTTGGCAACAAAACGACGGTATCGTTGTGTAGCTGAATATTTAATTAGACAGGGTGAATTAACCAAGTTAAAAGATGAGAAAAATAAACTCATCAAAAAACTAGGCAATATGGGAAAGATGGTTGTCATTTACCAACCATTACCTAAGCTCTGTAAAACATTACACCAAACAGGTCTCGGACAATTTATTAAAGATGAGCAACAGGCGGCAAAGGTTAATCAACGGAATGCTCTCCAACGTGAAGACTGGTGGGGAGAAACAGATGACCCAACTTGTGATCGAGAGGGTCTGTGCGGACATGTGTGACTTCTATGAGAAGTTCTACGCAAATGAAGGTCCTGGCGCCATGGTTTATTTGCCACGGGTGGAAGATCCCACTAACTCAATGTTCTATTTAACGGTTGCTGCCTTGATGGAAGCGCAATCTGATCTCAGGAATCGTGAAATGGAAGGACCTGCTGATGTAATGCAGAAAGCTATTGCCAGGGCAGAATCTATTAATCCAAAAACTGCAGGACTATTTATTATTCAAGATGAAAAAGAAATGTCCTTAGTTTGCTATCAACGTGATCAACCTTTGGCATTTAGTGATACTGAATAATGCATAAACAAGGTGGTGCACGTGCACGCAATTATCACACTCTCTATAGAATTTATCGACTAGAAGATGATTGGTGCACCCCTGTTTCTTACCTACCTCTTATTTATCACACGTTAGATTATATTGATTTAGATCCAGGTTCTACAGAAAAAGTAAACCAAGAGTTTATTCAAGCAGAAAAAATCTTTTCTAAAAAAGATGATGCTTTAAATAAACAAGAGCCATGGAGTGGGAATGTTTATTGTTTCCCTCCAACGTATGGTCGCTGCTCATTTAATAAGCAGCGTGGATCCTGGCGCTGGTCCACACGTGGTGGATTCGGTGGTATGTCTCCAGCGGTAGCTTGGTTCCGGCGCCTGGAGAAAGATTGGAAGATGGGTTTTGTTAACTCTGCATTGTTTTTTACAACAGCACATGAAACACTGCGGAAGCAACAAAGCATCTGGGATTATCCAATCTGTATACCAAAAGAACGACCTAAGTTACTACATGGCCGTAACTTTTACCAGCTGGATAATCCCTTGAAGTGGGGATTCTTTGTATTCCTTCCGCCTAAAGAACTAGGTTTTACCAGGCTTGATAAATTTGAAGAAGCTTTTTCAACGATTGGCCGAGTTATCCTTTGATGTTAAATTATCGAGCCCTAAAAGTATTACGGAAAGAAGCAGACCCGTCAGTATTGCCGACACTGGAAGAACCGCGTGGCTCAAAAGGTAATGCACCGACGGGGACAGTGCCAGTAAGTGCGGGGAAAATAAACCGGTCATCCTCAGCACGTTCACTTGTTATAGGCAGTTTAGAGTTATTTTTTCGCGTCTGGATATATTCATTAAGAAAGCTCAGCGCAGAATCGTTGTCTGCAACATCACGTGCTTGGGAGTACCGGTTATCAACCCGGTAAGATTGACTCTTTGCAAATGCCATACTAATATTCTTGCAGAACTAAACACTCCATGGAAGACGACAAAGTAAATCATCCTTCGCACTATACGTTCGGTCCAATAGAGTGCATTGACGCTATCGACTCCTCTTCAACAACAGAGGCATATCGTGGTTATTTAAAGGGATGCATCATGAAATATATCTGGCGATACGAAGCAAAAGAGAATCCAATTCAAGATCTACGCAAGGCAAACTGGTATTTAAACCGGTTAATTAATACTTATGGAACCTAATTATCCAGTGATTGATCTAACTCCAGAGGAATTAAACTACTTGCAAATCTTAGAGCTTCAAGCTGCTCTAGATCATCTTGAGAATAAAGTGAACGAGATCCAGTTGACTTTGGACGTTGATTCCAGAGCCTAAAAAACTCATCAATAATTTCATGTTTAGGATCAAGCCTAAGCAAGTGTTCTTCTAAAAATTCAATAGCTTTAACTTGAGTTGGAGAACCATTAAAGTTCTCTGCAATATTAAGCAGACACTTTGGTAACTTACAGTTGTGCTTCACCAGTAGGGGCACATCTGTATCTGGTTGTAAATAAACATCTAATTCACTGCGTCTACGCTCTAGTAAGCGTTGATTACGTAGACATTCTTTATTGATATAAGGAGACCATTCTTTTATAATCTCTTCTCGATTTGCACCACTATTAATTAACTGGAGTAACCTGCAGTCTTTAAACTTAGTGATGCCAATACTGTAGGCATAACTTAAAATTGCACCTTTCTTCTTTTCATTTAAAGGCATAAAGATAAGGTCCTGCAGGATAAAAACAAACTCCTCCAGGTCTTTCTCCAGCTGGATTTCAATCTGTTTACGTGTGCAACGCAAGAAGGGCGTGACAGCACTGCGCCCTATTCGCTTACTACCGTAACCAATCATCCACGGACCGTCTTCCTTGGCCCGATATGGAGAGTACTGCTCCATGCCAGTGTGGATCCGACAGGGTGTGTACCGCCGGATCAACTGGAGGCTGTACTCATTGATATAAGACAGAAGTCTTACGGAACAACAACAGAACCGTTATAGCTGATTTCGCTGTAGGCGTCAGGTGTGGTCAGGATCACCACGTAGTTTTTGCTGGCATCTGTTACGTTAACTGCAACAACACCTTTGCTCTTACCAGCTTTAGCAATGTTGAAGAACTTCTGATAGCCGGTTGGAGGGTTGCCTGCCGTGAAGTCGTCTTCTTGGAAGATCTGGATGGTGTCAACACCAACACTGCTATCAACTTTAACAATCAAGTCGCCAGTGCTAGCGGGGTTAACAAGGAAAGCACGTTGGCAAAGGTCGCCACTCGCATCATTAGGAAGACCATCGCCTTTGTAGGTGATTTCAGAACCAGAAGCGGTAAAGGTATCGTCAGTACCTTGGAATGTAAGGGTAGGCATTATCAGTTGACTTGGTTGTGAGTTTGAAATTGAAAGCTAATGTCGGCATCAATACCATGTTCTTTCAAGATGCTTAAGAACATTTGCCGATCCATCATCTTCATGTGAAGCATGTCAACAAACGCTTCTTCTAATTCATCTCGATCTAGGTCTTTGATTGCCAGGGCTGCTGCATGAATTGCGAATTCGCTATCAATTGGCAGATCTAGGGCATTGGCATCCATTGAAAATTTACCAATCCGTCTCTACATCCTAACAGTTGTGCAATTTTTTGCTACCATCAGATTGTAGTTGTATTTCGTAACGGTATATACCTCTGATCAACGGCAAAGGAAGGGGTCCCCATGTAGCCGAGGTCTTCATCAGAGCCTTCAACCATTGGCGGTAAGGCCATGGTAACAAGCGTTTTGTAACGCTCAAGCAGCTGTTCCGGAGTAGGGTTCATCATGCTGCAGCAACTTGGAAGCTCACAGTGGCATCAGTACCGCCAGACTCTGTAATAAAAACAGGACGAATCCACTTTACTGGACGCCCAGTTACTGAAAATACAGAAGCGCCATTTGCTGCAACTCGCTGGCTAGCAATGATAGGAACAAAGTTAGTACCATCAATACTACCATCTAACGAAACATCTACATGGCTATTAACATTAGCAACGATAACAATCAAAGTATAACTTTGAGTTGAGAAAGTATTATTAACAGCAACTTGTAATAAATTACCGTTGCCAGGTGCTGTTAATGTTGGGCTGATATCAAAAATTGTATCTTGAAAGTAAGTAACCATGGTGTCAGCCTAAGTTAGATTTTAAAAGCCACTGGAATTTTTTATGAGCGCGGCCACGCTCTACAGCTAAGTCTAAGGTCAACTGATCTTTTAAAACTTCAGCTTCTTCTGCAAGTTGGTTAAATGATTCTGCCAAACCATTATGGTTAATAGCAAGTGCACGAATCATCCCATCCTGATCAAAGCAGCTCTCAGGAATGGGAGGCATGGGCGAACTATTGAGATCCTCAACGCTAAGCGGTGTGCTGATATCAAGAGAGCGCAGGTGTTCTGCAATAGTATCTAAACCCTCTTGCATTTCTTCATAAATCTCTTGCGTTAATTTATGAATGGAATAAAACTTACTGCCCATCAGATTCCAGTGGACAATATAAGTTTGATTCAACAGATGTGATGTATCCCGCAGAAGCTGGACAAGATGGCAGTAACAAACTGCCTTGGGTTCCATTTTTGCTTTAGCCATTGGTTTTACCACTTAACTTTGTGGCTCCAGTAACGAGCCGACATCTTATCTGGGTTGGGATCTTGTGCGTTATGTCTAGCATAATATGATTTCTTTCTTGCTTTATCTTTGGCAGTCTTAGGATTTCTACCTGCTCCTTGTACTCCCTGCTGACCAAAGCGGATAATCTTTTCTTTACCGCCTTCACATGCTTTAACCACGTGTGATTTGGTCGGGTGGTTAGGAGTACGCTGTGGTTTGTTGCAAGCCATTCGATCCTTAGCTAGCTTTTGTGCTTTAGCTCGATCTGCCATGGCATTAACCGTAATAATTGCGATATCTTTCTTTGCTGGTAATCTCCATACTTGGGATACCTACACCAATAATTTTGCGGTACTCAGGAATACGTTCTGTTTTTAATTCAGCAATAACAGCATCTGGATCAGGAGGCGGCATTAAACCCTTCTGTTGCATGAAGTCTTTCAAAAAGACTTCTGGCGTTGGTTCTGCTTCGTCCCCTGGATACATCATGCTGTTACAACAGAATCAATAAAACTAAATAAAGATACAGTCTGTGGTTTTTGATTAAGCCACTCTTTAATTTTACTTGCTCTCTCCTCAGAATAAAAAGAATGCTTGCTAGTAAACCAGTTAAATGGTAGCTCAGATGCTTTTGATTTATTACAAGAGGTGCAGCAGCAAACAAGGTTATTGCGTGTGCTGTGACCTCCTTTATGTTTAGGGATTACGTGGTCAATGGTTGCAGTGCGATCACAAAGTTGCTTTTCACAGTAAGCACATTTGTAATGCCAGGCTTCAAATATAGATTCTCTGAATTTCTTGCGTGCACATTTAGGACTAAGAACAATTAAGTTAGCTAGTAAATCGTTCTCACTATGGAACATGTTTGTTCATAATTCCTAACATCAAATTAGGGCACACAAACCTGTACTATCCGCTAAACTATGTTCGTTAGGGAGTGTGGCGGAATTGGTCTACGCTGC